GAAGGTGTGGAACGACGTGTTCGGCATCGTCCAGGCGTCGGCCACGGTCACCCGCGCGTCGGGGTTCATAGGCTGGACCGATGTTGCGCTGTCCACCCCGTTGATCGTCACCGCTGGGCAGACTGTGCGGGTTGGGGTGGACATTGAGGCTGGCGACTTCTGTGCCCGCAGGAACGACAGCGCCGACTATGTGAATGGGGATGTGACCATCCGCGCCACCGGGTGGCAGGGCGCATTGGGCACCTATCCGACGACAAATTTTCTGCGGCAGTTCTTCTGCGATGTCGTGTTCGAGAAGCAGCTATGAACGTGGCCGCCGACGGCATGTCTGGCAGCTTCGCCCTACGGAACTACTGAGGGATGTTCTGCTGACATAACCAACTAAGGAGGTGAAATGAGACCGCCCCACATAACTGCACCAGGAATTCTCCTGTCCGCGATAACGTTGCTGGTGACGGCGACTGGTCTTGCTATTGCAAGGGACAACTCCTGGTTGGCGGGTCTGCTGGCCGGCGCAGGGAGTATTGTCCTGGGTGTTTGGGTTGGTGTGGCGGTTACTCAACCTCCTGGACTGATAATGCGTAGACATGAGGGCCGAGAGGAGAAGGAATGAGAGACAGCGGCGGCTGGTTGATATTTTTGCTTCTGTTCATTCTCTTGATCATTCTAACGGGTATTGTCGTGCTATGACAGAGTCCTGGCTTCTCATTGGTAGCGGTATTGTTCTCGCAATCATATTCTTCACCTTATCAATCAGGGCCTATCTTCGGAAGGTGGCTAAAGCCGATGAAGCTCGCGAGGATGATGGCCACTCTAAGGGGGAATTGCTGCTTATTGTTATACTGGCGTTAGTCTCAATCGTAGTCCTAGCGGCGGTGATCTGGTGATCAGAATCCTTATTGGTCTAGCCATCATCATAGGTATTCTTGGTGGTATCCTTGCGATCGCCCTGACTGTGGATCGCTGGGCTGAACGACGTGAACACAAGAACGATAGAGGATAGGAGGAAGATAATGGATTTTCGTGACGTTATCCTGGTTGCTATTCTAGCCCTTGTCCTTTGGTTGCTCATTGCGCTGGTGTTGACGTGAGGCAGCTAACTCCGTTGATCGCAGCGGCTCTTCTGTTGATCGGCGGCTCTACGTCCTATGCCATTGACGAGACTGTGGTTGGGATCTCGTTGATCTCCGCTGGGCTTATTCTTCTTGGGGCGTGGCTGACGATCGAGGTTCGCATGAACCATAACACTCCTATTTCACAGCAGCCCGAGTCAGAGCTTGACCCGGAGCCGTTGCCTTTTGGGCGTCGAGATGAGGCGTAGATGGCCAATTGCAGCCCGACACCTCGGACAATTGATGAAGGCTTAGACTGGTTCCTTTCACATAACCCATCTTCTTCAGGAATGTGTGCAAATCATACGTGGAGGTCCCTCGGTGGCGATCGCGGATGTCCGCCCGCGTGGGGGTGCGCGAACGCGAATCAGGTCTATGACAAGGTCATTGCGTCCGGACGCTATTGGACCACTCCACAACGTGGCGATATTGCTGTCTGGAAGTATGGGACCAATGGCCATGCAGCCCGCGTTTACAATGAAGCTGGAACTCAGATTGCCACTACAGATCCCAGTAATGGTAAGATGGTCGGCATTGAAGATATTGGCTATCCCGCAAAGTGGGGCGCTACCTCAAGTAAGCGTATCTTCACTGATACTTATAACGGTGTGAAGTGTTTCACCAGCGGAGTAACAAGCGTGTCTCATGGGGATGTATATTTGTCCAAGCTGGTCTATGGGCAAAAGGACTCTGATTCAGTCAAGCGTCTGCAGATGCATCTGAATGGACATCCACTCCAAAACGGTCACACCATCGATATTTCTGGGAACTACCTAGACAAGACAGACGAAGAGGTCCGTCTTTGCCAACAACAGCATAATTTTGGGAATGATCCTGCAAAGGGATCTTCTGTGGGTCCGAAGCAGGCAACGCATCTCTTCTCTGGATGTGCTTGCGTCGTTATTCAGGATGTTGATGAAGCAGGCCCACCTATGCCTGAGCCTCCTGCAGAGACTTGGAGCAACGTAGCTCTCTGGGACTGGTATTCTGAGAAGTTCACTTCGAAGATTCTCGTCTATCCAGATGGAGACTGGCACGATCTTGATCTTCCGGCTCAACCTGCCTCTGGGATTACTGGAAAGTCCAAGGAAGAACACTTTCTATATTTGAGGATTCATCTCCCAAAAGGGCGATCCGCCACTCGGACTATTCATAGCCGATTTATCCGGTCTGACGGTGACGAGACTGCATATTTGAGCCTGTCGTACGACGCAAGTGCTGGTAATGACTCAATTGCCTATCCAAACTTCCACGTTGAGAAGGGCAGTGGCCTCGGCGGTAAGTGGCAGATAATGGTTGAGGGCGGTACCGACCCGATCGATTACACAACGCGCTATGCCAAGACATACGTGACTTATCGAAAGCCTTAAGGAGGTGACCTGTGGAGGATATTGAGGAGTTTCTTCAACATTACGGTGTTCTTGGGATGCGCTGGGGTGTTCGCAAGAGATCGGGCGGGGGTGGTGGCGGCCCTACGCCCATCAAGGTGAGTGCTCGCCCTGGGCAGAAGATCATCACAACTGGAGGACACCGTCAGCCTTCCTCCGAAGACGCAAAGCTAACCGCTGCAATTCGTCAGAAGGCTCGAGCCAGCGGCCCACAATCGCTCTCGAACAATGAGATGCGGACACTCGTTGAACGGATGAATCTGGAACAGCAGTATGCTCGGCTGAATCCGAAGCAGAAGTCACTTGGTGAGAAGTTTCTAAAGGACTATGCTCCAATTCTTGGCGTTGAAGCTGCCAAGGCTGTGCAAGGCAAGAAGTATGCCGAGGCGCTTCTTAAAGATCCTAAGGCTGTTAAGGACCCACGGCTTGAAGCTGCTATTAAGATAGGCGAGGCGTTCGCAAAGGCAACAAAGGGAAAGAAGTAAGAGGTGAGTGATGGGTCTATCGAATCGAGCGGTTCCGATCTATTATGGTGAATTTCGCGATGCTGTCGTTCGGGGCGACTTTCCTGTGAATCGCGAGATTTCGATGGAGATGAATCGCATCGATGGGCTCATTGCTAATCCAAAGATCTACTATGATGATCAAGCAGTTGAAGGGTTTGTTCGTTACTGCGAGAATGAACTGACACTCACGGATGGAGGTGATCTTCATCTTCTGCCCTCATTCAAACTGTGGGCAGAGCAGATCTTTGGCTGGTACTACTTTGTAGACCGTAGTGTATACCAGCCATCGGAAGATAATCATGGTGGGCATTACATCACCAAGACGATCAAGAAGCGGCTCACTACGAAGCAGTACCTCATCGTTGCCCGTGGCGCGGCTAAGTCTATGTACGCTTCTTGCCTGCAAAGCTACTTCCTGAACGTCGACACCTCGACAACCCACCAGATCACTACTGCGCCCACGATGAAGCAGGCTGATGAGGTGATGTCGCCCATCAGAACCGCTATTGTCCGAAGTCGCGGCCCTCTGTTTCAGTTCTTGACGGAGGGGTCTATGCAGAACACGACCGGCTCCAGGGCCAATCGTATGAAGTTGGCCTCCACAAAGAAGGGCGTCGAGAACTTTCTCACCGGTTCTCTGCTTGAGGTCCGTCCTATGACGATCAACAAGCTTCAAGGTCTTCGACCCAAGGTCTCAACTATCGATGAGTGGCTCTCTGGAGACATCAGAGAAGATGTTGTTGGTGCTGTGGAGCAAGGTGCCTCGAAACTGGACGATTACTTGATCGTTGCTATCAGTTCAGAGGGTACAGTTCGAAACGGTTCTGGCGACACTGTCAAAATGGAACTTGCTGACATCCTCAAGGGCGACTATCTCGCGCCACATGTCTCGATCTTCCATTACAAGTTGGATGAGATTGAGGAAGTAGCCGATCCAGCTACTTGGTTGAAGGCGAATCCTAATCTTGGGAAGACGGTGTCCTATGAAACCTATCACCTCGATGTCGAAAGAGCCGAGAAGGCTCCAGCTTCCCGCAATGACATTCTTGCCAAGCGTTTCGGTATCCCAATGGAGGGCTACACCTACTTCTTCACCTACGAGGAGACACTTCCACATCGACCTCGTGAATTCTGGAAGATGCCGTGTGCTCTCGGTGCCGATCTTTCCCAAGGCGACGATTTCTGTGCATTTACGTTTCTATTCCCTCTACCTCGTGGGCTGTTTGGGGTCAAGACACGTAGCTATATCTCTTCGCTGACATTGATGAAGCTTCCAGGAGCTATGCGTCACAAGTATGAGCAGTTCATCAAGGAGGGCAGCCTTCACGTCCTTGAGTGCACTGTCCTGGACATGATGGAGGTCTACGAGGATCTTGATAAGTTCATCGAGGACTCTGAGTATGACGTTCGCACCCTTGGTTTCGATCCTTACAACGCAAAAGAGTTCGTGACTCGCTGGGAACAAGAGAATGGGCCCTATGGGATTGAGAAAGTGATCCAGGGTGCTCGAACTGAGTCAGTCCCCCTTGGAGAGATCAAGATTCTGAGTGGTGAACGGATGCTTATATTTGACCAGGACCTGATGACGTTTGCGATGGGGAATGCGATCACGCTTGAGGATACAAACGGGAATCGGAAGCTCTTGAAGAGACGCCAGGAAGAGAAGATTGACAACGTGGCGGCCCTCTTGGACGCTTACGTAGCCTACAAAGCTAACAAGGAGGCGTTCGAGTGAGTGAACCTACGTATGAAGAAGCGCTAGCTCATTTCGGCGTTAAGGGTATGCGTTGGGGCGTTAGGAATCCTGACGTTCCACATGGGAACCCAGGGGCTTACAAGTCAGTTAAAGCGAAAAGAAGCGATTTTACAAGGCAGCAGAGAAAAGCTTTCAATAACACGATGCGCTTTGGTAATCAGAACCGAACATATAAGCAGATTCGGCGTGGGGAGAAAGCTGCAGCCGCCATGCTTACGCAGTTTGGTGGATTGCAACTCGGGACTGCGTGGATTTCTCCAAACTCAGGCGTTCTTACTGATGCCATTCCAAGAGTAGCTAAGGCTAATCAAGGTCCTATATATCGCGACTGAGAGGAGGTTTTCTCGTGAGTGAACTGACGCACCTCAGCGAAGAGCCTTTTCGTAGCG